AGATAGGATCATCCGGCTACTATGCCCAGATAGGATCATCCGGCAACTATGCCCAGATAGGATCATCCGGCAACTATGCCAAGATAGGATCATCCGGCAACTATGCCCAGATAGGATCATCCGGCGACGGTGCCCAGATAGACAGCACAGGCGAAGGCTGTGTCATCATGTGCGCAGGTATTAACTCTGTAGCAAAAGCCTCAAAAGGATCATGGATAACATTATCCGAATGGTCTTATTCTGATAAAAAGCAAAGATATATCCCCGTTTGCGTAAAAACGGAATTTGTTGATGGGGAGAAGATAAAGGCGGATACATATTACAAATTAGCTGGAGGGGTATTTAAAGAAATACAATAGTCCCAAGGCATTGCTTATCGGAGGATCGCATGAGAGACATCTACATCAAAGACCCCGACGGCGAACCGGAGTACGACGGGGAGGAAGACAACGAGGAATATGAGGAGAGCATGGAGGAGCTTAGGTTCCTATGTGATTCATATAATTGGTAACATCCCGCCCTTACGAGGTGCAACCCCGACCCAGACCGGCAACCGATATCCTAGATAAGTGGTAGGCCATGACGATATCATTGGCCCGGTGGAAAGGGACACGGTAGTGAGGAAAGGGCGGCCGATGGTCTTAGTCCGGGTTCGATTCCCGGAGGCTGACGAATTTAAATACACGATAACATGGACAAATCAGAAGAGATTGACAAATTAGCGATAGCGTTGGCCAAGTTCCAAGGATCGCTAGAGCAACCAAGCCTCAATTCCGAGGTCAAGGTAAGGACTAAAACGGGAGGAGAATACAAGTTTAAGTATGCGGACCTATCCGAATGCAAAAGGGCGGCGAAACAGCCATTAGCCGACAATGAACTTTCAGTATGTCAGCTAATAGAGGATGATTACTCTATCCGGACCATACTGCTTCATTCCTCCGGTCAATGGATATCGTCCAAGGTAAAGATGCCATCCAATACGGCGGACGCTCAATCCATAGGATCGGCCATCACGTACGCCAAGAGATACGCCTTTTGCGCCATCCTAGGCATCGTGGCTGACGATGACGAGGACGCTAACATAGCGAGCGGTAATACCGCCCAAAAGGAGCAGCCTAAAGAGCAGCCTAAAAAGGCTAACTCCAACGAGAAGAAAGAGCTTACGAGAGATCATATAAATAATGAGAGTGCCATGGAATCCATATCTAAGTGGATATACAAGAACGAGAAGAAGGCCAAGGAATCCAACCAGTCTTTCTCCGTGGAGAGCCTTATAAACAAGTCCTACATCGTCGGAAAGGTGGAAATGGAATCCATTATCGAGATATACAACAACTATAAAATAAACAATAACCTATCATGAGCAAAGAACTAGAGCTAAGCGGCAAGACTCCGCTAACGAAAAGCGAGATCGAGGATTTATCAGTAGAACTTTTGAACCCGGTATTGGAAGGAGAGGTAGATCCCGTATCACACGTCGTCAAGTTAAAGGCGATGCAAGAGACCATCAAGAGGACGCTGGACGATGACCGGATGAAGGACGCCGTCCTTTCCGAGATCGAGAAATACGGTAAGGAGCGCTCTTGGAACGGGGCCACGGTCAAGATAAAGGAGACAGGCGTATCCTACGACCACTCCAATTGCAATGACCCGGTCTACGCTAGGCTGATCGAGGAAAGGATGCTTCTCGATGCCAAGATAAAAGAACGGGAGGCGTTCCTGAAGACGGTGCCGGATAATACCACGGTCATTGATGACGAGACCGGGGAGATATACACGATCCATCCGGCGATAAGGATGGCTAAGATGTCATATTCTATAACATTCAACAAAAAATAATCCACGCATGCCGTGGCTACGGGACGGTGGTTATCCCTGCCGTAGCGAATAACCGACCGCCCCGCTTATAAATCTAAAATTTAAAATCATAAACATTATGGCAAATTTATACGGCTCAATCTGCTTGAGCGACATACCGAAGGAGTTGATGAAAAAAGTAATGACGGCCAAGGGAGAGAAGATCTTCCTCAATATCTCGATCGGGGAGAAAAAAGAGCCTGTCACGTTCGACAACCGCACCTATACGCATTATGTGTCTTGCGCCCCAAGGAAAGAGGAACGAAAGGAAGGCGTTTATTATGGCATAGGTGACTTGATGGAATCCACGTTCAAGAACAACATCCCCTCACCGGAGGATATCAACAACGCCCCATCGGTCGATGATTCGGATCTCCCCTTTTAATCATGGAACTATACTTGCTCAACACCGCCGGCGGATTGAGGCCATGCTATGATTCCGACTATGACGAGAAGAAAAAGCTCAAGCTAGGCAAGATATACAAGGCCAAGATAACACAGGCACGGAACTACGACTTCCTAAAGAAGTATTTCGCCTTGATAAATTGCGCATGGTCTTACCAGAACGAGAAGACCACGGCGCATTTCAAGGAGAGCGTGGAGTGCTTCCGGAAGACCGTAGAGATCGCCGCCGGGCATTGCGATACGGCCTATAGCATATCACGTAAGGAATGGATAGAGATCCCGAAGTCGATAGCCTTCGACAAGATGGACGAGGCCGAGTTCATGGATCTCTACGAGCGTGTGAAGGACGTGCTTTTCTCGGTATTTCTTCGTGATATATCCGAATACGATTTCATGAGAAACCTTTCGAATTTTTAATCATGAGAAAAAGCGACAGGCCTCCAAATTACCTGATCGACAAGATCGTGAGGCATACCAACATTATTACTACCGCTTCTTATGGCAGCGTCAGATACAAGGATGCTGTTAGACTCCTTAAAAAAGAGGTCAAGAAGCTGGAAACCTATAAAAGAAATGAGAGATCTTAAATACTGCCTCAATGAGGCTTGCTCTAAAAAGCATTGCCTCTGCCATCAACGGCAAAAACATTGGAAATACCCGTCTAAAAAAGAAGGGGGAACTGTAAGGCCGGAATCGGTCTTATTTGTGGGGAACACCCCTTGTAAGGGGTATGTACCACAATACGAAAGAAGAAAATACAACATTAAATATTAAGGATATGAAATTGATAATCAACAAACCAACCCAATTTGAAGCAATATACTTGAAAGTAGATGCAGGTGTGCGTTATTGGGAGGACACAGAAGTAAACGGAGTAAGCGATATTGAAAATCCGCCAACTATTCCTTGTGCCGAATTTATAGGCGATAAGAATCATATCTTAATTGGGCAAAATTATCGTTGGCGACCGCTCATTGACATTGAAACAGGGAAGATCATCAATTGGGAGAATGGATTTAATGCTGACGTTCATTATAAAGTATGCGATGATTTTCAGTGCGATATTCTTGATAAAGACATGAATGTCATTAAATCTTACGATGGGTATGTTCCTGAAGTTATGTGTCCTAAAGATAATGGCTACGGCGATTACATCATCATGGATATTGACGAAAACGGATTTATCCAAGGATGGAATAAAGAATTGGTTAGAAAATTAGCGAAACAAGAGGAGGACTGATTTATGAAAGCACTGTTTAAAATGAATTTTGACTACGGAAGAAGCGGTAGTCTTGAAGGGTTGTTTATTGCCGAAAAAGAGCATATAGATTACCTTGTAGAACATGAACTTGAGGTGTATTTCGGTGAAGTATTGGGTAAACATTCAGAAGTGTGTGGTCCTGTAGCCCCGGAAGAGATTACGATGGTAACAACTGATAAAAATGTGTTGAACGTAATAGAGCAGTTTAAATTAGAGAATGGGTACAATCCTTTGGAATACACCCTATGTCCTTACCCCAAAGATGGAGAAGTGGATATTTGCTTCGACGATTGGACTGCCGAGGATTATATAAAGTGGGAACTTACACAGGTTAAACCAAGCTGGTATAAGAAGGAGGATTGATTATGGCAATGCACAATTGGTTTGAATGTAAGGTCTCTTACGAGAAAATGCTGGAAAATGGCACGCAGAAAAAAGTAACCGAGCCTTACTTGGTAGACGCCCTGTCTTTTACGGAAGCGGAAGCTCGCATCATCGAGGAGATCCGCCCCTTCATCACGGGTGAGTTCACGGTAACAGACATTAAACGAGCTCGTTTATCCGAATTATTCTTCAACGAGAATGGTGACCGGTTCTATAAGATCAAGGTTTATTTTATAACATTGGACGAGAAGAGCGGAGCGGAAAAGAAAACCGCCGCACAAATGCTTGCCCAAGCCTCTAGTCTAAAAGAGGCCATAACCGTGCTAGAAGAAGGCATGAAGGGGACAATGGCGGATTACACCATAGCCTCTGTCACGGAGACAATGATCATGGACGTGTTCCCGTTCAACGCGGATGTCAACAAGAGAGTTGTAGATATCGATAAAAAAGAGATAGAGAAATCATTGTCCGAGTCGAACAAGTCAATCGAGGATAAGATGAGAGAGTGCAAGGAGATCATAACCCGTGATCCCAAGGAAGGGGACGGAAATCTCATTACGAGAACGCAATCCTTCATCAGACAAAAGGCCGGACATGACAAGAGCAAGTTCAAGGAGGCCGCAATAGAGATCGCCTTGCTCCAGAAATCGCCAGCTTCCCAAGTATGGTTCATGGGATGTGGACAGCTATTAATCGAGGAGTTGGAGGTTTAATAAATAAAAAGATCATGAAGAAATTTATCAACAAACACTGGATATTGATATTGGCCATAGCCTTTATTCCGGTAGGGAACAGAGTTTTTAACCATGTTGACGCATGGCTAGGAATAGTCATTATGTTAACTAGTTCATTATTTATAATTTACAAACTATTTAATTTTATCAAGAATGAAAAGGACAAGTTTTAAGTTTTTTACTATAGCGATAATCGCTATGGTATTTTTATCCTCTTGTGAACGTGTAGCACCTAATTACGCTGGGGTATTGATGGAAAATTACGGGAAACAAGGGAAGGAGGATTTCAAGGTCGTATCAGGCAGGATTTCAACTTGGGAATGGGGCACGGAATTATTTCAAGTCCCGCTATTCGACCAACGAGGCGAGTTCGGAAGCCCTGTCACGTTAAAAGCCGCAGACAATACGGAGTTTAACGCACGCCCCACTTACTCCTACAAGGTCATCAAAAACAGGGCAATAGACGTTGTTTTCGATAACAAGCACATAGACAAGGCTGATACGGAATCAGGCAAAGACGGTTTCATGCAATCATTGGAGGATAACATACTAGAACCTCGCATCTATGACCTGATCAAGGAGGAAAGCCGTAAACATAAGACCGATAGCTTAATGGCAGATGGAGGTTCGCTTCTTTTTGAGAAGCGCCTTGAGCAGATCGTAGATAAGGAATTCGAGAAAAGAGGCCTTCAATTACTCACATTCTCGGCGCAATTAGAGTTTTCCAAGGCGGTTCGCGAGAAAATTGATAGTCGGAATGAAGTTAACACCAATATTTCGGTTTTAGACCAGCAGATAGCGGAGCAACGGAAACGCAACGAGTTGGAGCAATTGAAAACGGAACAAGCGTTAATCACCTCGAGAGGATTGACTAAAGAAATTCTTTATAAGCAGTTTATCGACAAATGGGATGGTCGTACCCCCATTTATGGAGCGATACCCGATTTAATAAAGATTCAGAACTAAGGATATTAATATTAGAGTGTGTTTTTCATGGTATTAGATTTAGTTTTTATCCCCGCCGTCCGTGAGGATACGCGGGGATTTCGGGCGGTAAGTATTCCGGGATGAAACGTTACGGAGTGCGCATGACGTAAAGAGGCCGGTTCGATCCCGGCACCGTCCACGAATAACAAACATCTAATTATGGAAACAATACAGAATTTAGATCACTTGACAATGGCCATGTACCTTATCACCGCAATACTCGGACTTATAGCAGTGATCTTGGCCATATTCTTACTAATAAACGATAAAGAAAGGAGGAATCCATGGGAAAGAAAAGATACGAATTAGTGATAGCCGTTGACCCGGACATAGATAAATCCGGCGTATGCGTACTGTCTCCTTCAACGAGACAGCTAATTCTAAAGAGCCTCCCCTTCCCTTCCTTGATTGACTTTATCAAGGAGGCAAGAGAGAGATACAAGGGGATAGACATAGTGGTCATTGTCGAGGCCGGATGGCTTAACGAAAAAAGCAACTACCATAAGGCTAGGGGTAAATCCGGCGAGAGGATAGCCAAGTATGTAGGTCGTAACCAGCAAACCGGGATATTGCTTCTCCAGATGTGCGAGCACATAGGGATTCCCTGCGAGGAGGTAAAGCCTTTGACCAAGCATTGGAAAGGGGACGAGGGCAAGATAACCCATGAGGAACTCTCCTACATAGTCGGTCCCTTGCCTAAGAGAACGAACCAAGACCAACGTGACGCTACGATTCTGGCTTGGTGGTACGCCGATCTACCAATAAAAATAAAGACTTGGTGATATGGCGAAGAAGAAAGACGAGCAAGAAAAGGTGAAATGTGGCGATTGCGCCAACGGACATCCTCACAAGGGGCTATGCGTTTGGTGCATCATACATGACGCTGGACGGGTAGCTAACTCCACGAGATTTTGTAACACTTTTAAAAAGAGAAAATAATATGGAACAAGAGAAATTTGATTTATGGTGCGTGGTCGAGTTATTCGGCCATTCAAGGATAGCGGGAAGATGTACGGAACAGAACGTGGCCGGTACCAATATGCTTCGGGTAGACGTTCCGGATACGAGTAACCAGCCCGGTTTCACCCGCTTTCTCTCATCGGGGGCCATATACGCTATAAATCCTGTCTCCGAGGAAGTGGCAAGGCAAATGGCGGAGAACCTGCAAATACAACCTGTAAACATATGGGATGTAAACCACCTTGTAGACCAGAAACTAAAGTCCTTGCAGGGAGGAGAATCCCCAGATTTTGATTTTTAGTATATGGATAAGGGTTTCATAATGCTCTCTCGTAAGTTTTTTTCTAATGAAATGTGGGAAGCAGCCCGGACATTCTCGGAGTGCGAAGCGTGGCTTGATCTAATACAATCGGCACGATTTGAGGCAACCGACACGATCGAATGTATCGGAGGTAGAGAAATAACATATGGGAGAGGACAATATCCGGCTTCAAACCGTTTCCTCGCTGGTAAATGGAAATGGGGAGAACAAAAAGTCAAGACATTTCTTGCCAAGTTAAAACGGAAAGGAATGATAACTACGGATAAAAGCCAAGGGATGAATGTCATAACTCTTGTTAAATACAACGAATACAATGGTAATATCCCAACAAGCAACCCACAAAGTAACCCAGTAAACAACCTTTCAATAAACGACTTAGAGAGTTTGATAACTCAATTGATATCCCATAGAACAACCCAGTGCCAACCCAGCGATAACCCAAATAATAATAAAGATAATACTTTAAGAGAGAGTCTTAATACGCGTGAGACGCTTTTCGAGAATTTCAAGAATGAGTTATTGGGGGACGAGGAATGGCGCAGATACGCTTGCCAGATATCGGGATTGAGCGTCGCTTTCAACGACCTCATTCCCGGCGAGCTGGATAACTTCCTCGCTTGGATGGTATCCACCGGGGAGGGCGATACGCTAAAAACGATAGATGACGTTAAGAGACGATTCACCTATTGGTGGCAGGGAACAGGACTAAGGGCTTATAATCAAAGACATAATGGAGGAACAAGAAAAGAAACTTTCGGAGGCTATACAAGCCATGCGGGGGCCTACGGAAAAAGAGAGGCTCCAGCAAAAACAGGTGTTCAACCTAGTGAAGAAGCACGCAAGGACTATACAGAACGTTTCTAGGTACGATCTCTCGGACGATACGGAGTACATCAGCCACGCCCGGATGATAAAGGCGCTAGGTTGTAATTACCTAGGGATCGAGAGGCGGCAATTCGAGACAGACAGGGGGAATGACAAGGTTTTGAGATTCCTGTTGTATTATTTCAACGATTGCCCGTTGGCCGAATCCGTATTCCCGGAGGAGAACTATAAGCTGCACAAGAACCTCCTTATCGTGGGAGATCCGGGAACGGGCAAAACGCTCATGATGCAGATATTCGCCGATTACCTGAAATTGACGGATAACCCCAAACGCTTCGTGAACCTATCCGTGACCCAGATGATGAACTATTACAAGATCCATGGTCACATAGACAGGTTCACGTACAACGAGGAGGCCGGGAAAGGGAGCATAGAAGGGAACCCGTTCGATATCTGCCTTAACGATATCGGTCTTGAGACGGAGAACCAGAAAAGCTACGGCACCAGCCTTAACAGCGTAATAGACGAGTTCCTATACGCGAGGTACGAGATATACCAGTCCCATCAGAAGAAGTATCATATCACTTCCAACCTGTCCGTCACGGATTTCAAGAATCGGTTCGGAACTAGACTGGTGGACAGGTTCAAGAGTTTTAACGTGATAATCCTAAACGGAGAAAGCAGAAGAAGATAACATGGAAATAACAGAGAGATTGAGAAACACCCCTACCGGTTTGATCGTGTTGGTAGGAGACATGAAAATTATCGTGGAAAAGTACAGGCCGTACTATAACGGCCAGAACAAGATCCCGTGCAGGGGATGCGTCTTCCGGGACGAGGGAGCGAGATTCTGCGAATACAGCAAGGCTTGCATGGCCCATCTGAGGCCGGATCTTGAGAGCGTGGTGTTCGCTAAAACCAAGGAGATATGACACATGGATCATATGTATAATAAACATATTTACCAATGGAGATATTAAGGTGTAAGGTATGCGAGGTGTGTGGAACGGTAGACCCTTCTAAAAGATATGAATGGGCCAATGTTACAGGAGATTACGCTGATGTAGAACATGGATATAGGAGAATGTGCTGTAGATGCCATAGAAAATTTGACAAATCAAAAGAAGGAGTAAAGAATAATGTTAAACGAAAAAAATAAGAAAGGAATATTTGCCAGAGAAGGAGGCCGGTTGACTCACGGATCTCTGTTCTCTGGCATTTAGGTGGGCGGATTTGACCTTGCCGCCGAATGGATGGGATGGGAGAACCTGTTCCATTGCGAGATTAACGAGTGGTGCCAAAAGGTACTGCGGTTTCATTTCCCAAAAAGCATTCAATATGAAGATATTACAAGAACTGATTTCACTCCGTGGAGAGGGAAGGTTGACGTACTCACAGGAGGGTTCCCTTGTCAGCCATTTTCAACGGCAGGAAAGCGAAGGGGAGCGGAAGATGACCGTTACCTCTGGCCGGAAATGCTTCGGGCAATACGGGAGATACAACCCGCTTGGGTCATTGGTGAGAACGTTGCTGGAATCACCAGCATGGTACAACCCGGCAGTGAGATTACGGTGGAAAGTCAAGCCTCTTTGTTTGAAACGTCTGACAAGGAAACGCTACTCGAGCAAGAATACGTTATCGAGACCGTCTGCCGAGATCTTGAGCGTGAGGGATATTCCGTCCAGCCGATTCTTATTCCAGCTTGCGGTGTCGGAGCGCCGCACAGGAGGGACAGGGTATGGTTCATTGCTTCCTACCGTTCAGACGCAAGGGTTGAAGGTTTGCGACAAGGACGGGAAGACAAGATTCATGGATTTGAGTTCACTTCCCAAACAAGGGATAAAATACGGAGACTTATTACCGACACCAGTGGCCTCAGATTACACAGGTTCTTGTACGATAAGGAAGATGACAAAAAGCAACGGAGCACCGAGAACAGACTCTTTAAGAAATATGCCTGCCGTGATTGGGATGGACGGGGATCAATTCAATGGAAGAGTTTTCCAACTCAGTCCCCTGTTTGTAGAGGAAATGATGGGTTACCCTTTAATGTGGACAACCTTACCATTCCTTACGGAAAATGGAGAAAAGAATCCATAAAAGCCTACGGAAACGCCATCGTCCCACAAGTAGCATTTGAGATATTCAAGGCGATAGAAACATCAACCTTTCATCATAGTTGAAAACTGCATTCATCTATGATGAGAGCAAATATAACAGCATGAACGATTTAGACTTTTGCAGAGGCGTATGGTACGCCATACAGATGCTCGTTGTCGAGCTAAGGGCACCATCTATGGCCGCTAATATAGCTAGGGAGGCCAATTTTTCCAAGGATAAATGCTTGGAGCTCCAGCGTGACAGCGGGGTTTACGATGAAGAGATGAAGGATTTTATTAATGAGGAAATAAAATAACAGTCATGAGAAATAAAGAACTAATCGCTCTTCTCCAAGAGCAAGATCCGGAAGCGGAGGTAATGATCCGCACGTCCGATGGAGAGTATGAGTACGATCCGGTGGATGTCACATGGGACGAAGAGATAGAATGTACAATTATTCAGGAGGGATAAATATGGAAGAGAAAATAAAACAATGTCCCGAGTTTCCCTTTTTCGGCGCATCTTATCCAGACGCACGTTGTATCAATGGATATTTATGGGATCTTGACTCATATGATAGCGAGGTTGGGGGATTGACCATAGGCGGGGATGTCCCCTGCCCTTTCTGCAAGACCGAGGAGTTTATAGAGTACGATCCTTTTGGTTTATTATACGTAGGGAATGACAAGGAGAAAACACGTGAATGGTATTTTTCTTACATCGAAAAATTGAGGGAAGATATAGATAATAAGAAATATTTTAACAACGAATTATAATATGAATCAAATTTGCACGAATAAAAAACAATCATCACGCCTGTTAGAGGCCGGGGTGAGACCGGATACGGCAGACATATATTTGGATGAATTTGAATTACCGGTCGCATTTGAATATGGCAGGGTTGAAAATCATGTGGATCAAGATATGGCATTCCCGGCTTGGTCTCTATCCAAGCTGATAAACATGCTTCCTGCCACGATTTCACAACGCAACCGACCCGATTTAAGTTTGGAAATCACAAAAGATAGCGTGTATTGGTTCATCCAATACACAGAACTGGGATACGACTGCAAGCATGAGGTTATGAAAAAGAATGTCTTAGATGCTGTTGTGAATATGATTGAATGGCTTATCAAGGAAGGATACCTTGACAAGAAATACCTAACAGATAAATGCGGTGATTGCCGACTTATCGAGGATGAAGACGCAAACGGGGGCGCTTGGTGCGCTTTCCATCAAAAACCGGTAAGGTGTGATAGCAAGGCTTGTAAGGATATTTTAGAGAAAGGAGGATCAAATGCGTGAGATTAAATTCAGAGGGAAGAATCTTAATACTAAAGAGTGGGTGTATGGAGATTTATTGCAATGGAATGATGGAGAAACAGCTATTGGTGTTCATGGACAATTCATTGATGATGGTTATCATTTTAATGAAAACTATGATAAAACACCTTATGTTGATGAAACTACCGTAGGCCAGTACACAGGCCTAAAAGACAAGAACGGAAAGGAGATTTACGAGGGGGATTTAATAAAAGCTCCAAGCGGACGTATTTATGCCGTTATATTCTCAACATGGAAACATGAAGAGAAAAGAGAGTTTCCCAAAGTAATTGACTTGTATGAACATACAGGATGGTGCATATCCCTAGATGGGGTTAATCCATGTGAACTGCTAGACTTTGAGGTGTGCCAAGGAAGTGTTATTGGGAATGTTTATGACAATCTCGAATTGCTGAAAGGAGGATCAAATGATTAAGGCAATACTACCCGCAGTCATTATGCTTTCAGTAATATTCATATTATCCTCCGGAATGACAATACAGTTTAAGCCTTTCCATATATCTTTTTCCCAACCCTTCTTCGGCCTAGGACTCATATTGATGATAATAGGATTTATGTTATGCTTAGGTTCTTTTTATTTCAAGGGCCGTGATAGTATGGGATATAACAAGGGGTTTGAAGCAGGATGCGAATATGTGATAGGTTTAATTAAAAAAGAAAATAAATATGAGCAAGATTGATATGAGACAGACAGTAGAAGAAGCGGCTCATTTATTCGCTGAAAGCAGGAGTAGCGGTAGTGCATTCCCGGCGTATTATCAGGGATTTATTGCAGGTGCCGAATGGCAGTCCTGTCAATCCCCGTGGGTAAGCGTGAAGGAAAGATTACCTAAAGAAAATGATATGGTTCTTTGCAGGATGGTATCAAATGGGGCAATAGTTAGTGGTTATATAGTTGTTGAAGCCGGGAAACCTCCACGTGTCGCAACATCCGGGAATTTTGAGTTTGAAGATTACGGAGATTATGAATGTGATATGTGGATGCCTATACCCGATCTTGATAAATAGTACTAACCGAGCCTACTATGAAGGCTCTTAATTAAAAAACAACGAATCATGGGAACAATTGGTCAAGCGAGGCTTTTGGCTTCAAATAAAGTAGTTGATCGTGTTAAGGAAGATTTGATAAAAACTTGGCCCCGATCAGCTTTGCTGGGATGCGCTGCCGATGGCTTTAACGAAGGTGTTACCTATGAACGTCGAAAAGCTATTGAGGCGCACTGGAAAAGTTGTCCAAACCTCTCTAAAGACAATGATCGGATGTGCAATCATTCATTTGACTGCGATCAGAATTGTGAGTACATGAAGTCTTTTATTAGACTATTAGAGGAATAGTATTAACCAAGCCTTCCCGTGAAGGCTCATAATTAAGAATGAATAAGTATGAAAACAGAAATTACAGTAGAAAAGGCTAAAAACGGCTTTATTATATCAAACGTAGCTACGGGCGTAAAGATTGTTGCCACAACAGAGAAGGAGGCATCGGACATTATTTCGGAAGATTTGTCACATGTTTTTAATGGCATGAAAGACGGAGATAAAAAACTGATTGAATTTCAAATAGCTAACAGTTAAGAATATAAAGTACGAAATGGTATTATCACCTGAAACAGTCAACGCCTACAAGGAACTGTTGACAAACCCCCAAAAACATGGCTTACAATTTAAGCCATTGCATGAATGTTTTGAAGAAATAGAAGAAGTAACCCCAAAACATTTATTGTTTGAAGACTTCGCAAATTACCTTCAAAAGCCTTTGCCCAAAGTGATATTTTATATCATAATGGATGAATTGTACTCTCATCTGATAGATAAGGATGAGAAAACTAACAACTTAGGATATAGATTGAAATTAGTAGCTAAACAGTAAGAAATCATGGACGTATTTAACGATAATCCATTTGCCAAAGACACGCCCGTCACTCCGTTTTCGAATGGGACGGAAGCGCAATCGTGGCACGAATGTAATTGTGATAAGTGTATCAAGTATGAGAACCAATCCGAATCAGAGGAAAAAGCAAAATGCAAACTGGCATATCATATTGATTATGGGTTCGTGTTAGGAACTATCCCGCTTTGGGTTGCTAAGGAAATAGGGGTTAGATATGACCCTTTATATCAGACAGGGCGATTACACTCACAATGTCGAAAATTTAGGACTGGTGACGAACCTTTTTAATTTACAACTAAGAAGAATATGAATAAAACAGACCGAATAGAACGTATTAGGAGAGATATTGACCAGCAAATTAGTTGTTACCATCATAGAATTGACATCCTCGATAAGAGGAGAAATAAACTCATAGGAATAAGCAAGAACATCTTTGATCCTCATGCCCTCATACCAAATTGGTATGATGACATTGAAGAGTGGATAAAAGGACATCCATTCCCCAAAACATGTATTGATATGGTGTATCAAAATAAAGAAATTGCTTTCAATAACTTTTTAGTATGCAATACATATCAGATAGATTATCACATTGTAAAATGCAAACCTCGTGAATATTATATAGATAAGTATTTAAAATAAACAATTAGAAATCATGAGTAAAAGTAATCATCAAATCGAGGAATAAGTAAACTATAATATGTCATGAAGTTAGGCAAGCAAACAATAGTATTCTTGGCCGTAAACAAGAATGGTGACGAGGTTATCCTTGATAACTTCCCAGTGCGGCAAGGAGAGGCATGGACGGACGAGAGATCGGCGCATGACGAGGAATATTTTTCCGTCGAGGATCACAACTCGGCGATCGTACTTCCAAAAGGCAGTATTTATAAATTAACAAATAAATACTTAACGTGGGAAGACGACCCCATATCTCTTAAATCCGTCATTGAGACAGATTCATTATAACAGGCACATCAAGTGCCAAGCAAGTATAAATGTTAAACGATTAAATATAAAACCATGTATATCGAGATTTACAATAAAAAGAATCAGTTCGCCAAAATAGGCAGAAAATTATTCAAAAAGATGAATTTCAAGAAGGGGCATCCCGCTTTTATCCAAATTGTTAAGCTAAAGGGAAGCGACAAGTTCGCCATAATAAAAAGGACCCCATCTGAGACATTCAAGACACAATGTAACATGGTCGAACGCACAGGGGAAAGAGACACCCCCGGAAAATTTTTTTTCACGATTCCTTCACTTGAGTACTTCATCGCTATTACCGGTATAAATATTCATGGTTCTAGGATATTAAAAGTAAGAGAGAAAGAAACAAATGGAATTAAATATTTCGAGATATGCGAATAATAACAAGATTGGTAAAGCCTCACATAAGGTTTCATAAGAGCGGGCTAATTGAGATATTAAGCCCTGCCGCAAAAATAATAGGTTTGCGCAACTACGATTCCATATCATTCGTCATAGATGATAACGGGAACCTCTATATCCAAAAAGATCCTGATGGTATACGTCCATTCTCTGTCAAAGGGAACCACTATCGTTTCCATTGCTCAAACGTGACCAATAATGTCTATAGGCTTCCCGATATAAAAGGGAAAGACTTGTTCAAGCCTTCTTTGTCTTTCAGGCTTGGAGCAACGGAGAATGAGAGGACTCCAATTATAACAAGACGGATCATCGAGCCAGATCAATAACCTTGTTATCAAACAAGTTTTATCGCTGGATTTATGATATCCGGCGATAATTTTACCTCAAAAAACATGGAAGAGAGCAATATCAGATTAACAGGCTTATCCGCCAATACATCGAACCTTGATTGTAACGATGGAGACTTGGATATATCCTTAAACTTGATATCCGAGAACGGAAGCATGAGAGCGGTGACATTCCCAGAACCATTCCTAACTCTAAATACAGATGAGAACCTGCTATTTGTCCATAATACATCTTCCAGAAAAATATTTATCTGCTCAAAAAGCGATCATCTGATAGGGTTTGAGCTGTCTGACACCTCTGAAAGGGAAGGTGTCCCCATTGATTACACGCTTCAAGGCGAAGAAAGATGGGAAAAGATCACCAGCATAGGGAATACATTGATCATCCTTACGGACAAGAGAATGTCATATATCTTGTTAAAAGACGATGGATATCAACACCTTGGCGAGAAGCCTCCCTTCCTGTCAATATCATTTGGATTAAGAGGGAATGTCGCTAGATCTGATTTATTCTCTATTGAGTTACCGGATAAAATAGCTGTCATCGATGTCTTAAACAATTTAACCGATAACAATAAAAGAGCTATAACTGATACGGTAATGGCTAGAGCCATAGAATTTATCAACAACAAATCAAGGAGCAATAGCTCGTTTATATTCCCCTTCTTTGTACGATACGCATATAGGTTGTATGATGGGAATTATACCATGCATTCAGCTCCTATTTTAATGATACCATCATCGGACATGGCTCCAATGGCCGCCATTACATACGAAGCCTCAACAGACACCGTCATCGTACATCCCGGGACAGATAGAGAAGAGGAGATGGAGACGTTAGCGATACACACTATTAAAGGACGTGTATTGTCGATTACCGGAGGATTAGACAGGTTTATATCCGAACCATCCTCTAGTCTAGCGTCATGGAACGATATCATCAAGTCTATTGATATATTTATATCTGCGCCGATATACACATTCGACCAATCTGGTAGTATCGACAACATAAAATCATTAAATAACACACAGCTTCCTTATTCTTTTTGGGGTATAGTAAAAAGACCTACAGACAATAAATACGGGAAACTTAATTTCAAGGAAGCGTATCAAAACGCATATTCAGACACACCGGATATATTTGAGAATGATCTTATATTGGAACTGCCACGCAAGGATAACGCAATAGACGATATTTCCTCTATATCTCTTTTCTATAAAATAGATTCAATAAATATAGACAATATAACCTATGGGGAGAGAGAGGCTATCATTGTAGGGAATTGGGAGAATCTAGAGACAAGAGAAAGACTGGATGACACTTATATCGGCAATCATTCCTTATTGCCATCTTTTATCTACCCGTACAATTCAAGGCTCAATATAGCCGGAGTAAAAGCGACACTATTTGACGGATATCCTCTAGACAGTATGGTATGCTATTCCAACACGGCGGCCAATTCTTTCTCCGTATATACGCATATCAAGAAAGAGGGGAAAGAAATAGTCGTAAAATCGCAGACCAATATACCATTAGATGGGCATATATATTACCTATATTATCCCGATACTGACGCATATCGTATGGTTATTGAAAGAGGTAGCGCAATTGATACCGAGGAGGTTTTCTTATCTCCGCATTCCTTGCTCAATGGCGCATATTACGCAAGGCCGTTTAACGACCTTTCTTTTGGATTTTATAATAATTCAATCGAGACCGAGGACAAGTCAATCATCCAGCCCAACAAACTATATACCTCCGAGGTCAATAATCCCTTTTATTTTCCATTGAAAGGGATAAATACCGTTGGGGTAGGTAAAATCCTTGGGATAACTTCCACGACAAGACCTATATCCACCGGACAATTCGGACAATTCCCGTTATTGGTATTCTCTACCGATGGTATTTGGGCTATGGAAGTATCCTCCGATGGTACATACTCAACCAAACAGCCTATGAGCAGGGACGTATGCTCAAACCCCGGATCTATTACACAGCTTGACGGGGCGGTCGCTTTCACGTCCGAGAAAGGCATTATGATAGTATCAGGAGGAGATACCACGCTTATATCCTCGATCCTCGATGGCCCAAGCCTAGATATCGCTTCTATCAAATCCCTGTCGGAGATAGCTACAAAAGAGCTTCTAGCAGGAGAGATAAATCAGATGACACCTTTTAAAGATTACATAAAGGACGCATTTATGGCCTATGATTATCCGAACGGGAGAATAATGGTAATAAATCCTGATAAGGTATACGCATATGTCTACTCCATTAACCAAGGGACATGGGGCACGATATCATCGGCGTATAAATACGCTGTTCCAGATTATCCATCGACCTTTTTACAATCAACCAATAGCGAACTAATAGATCTATCCTCAAAAGTTGATAACGAAAGCAACGACAATAAAAAGGGAATTATCCTTACAAGGCCGATTAAATTGGGGGATGATATGCTGAAGACTGTCAATAATATTGTTTGCAGGGGCATTTTCAACAAGACCGATATATCATTTGTCTTGTACGCTAGTGCCGACGGGATCTTTTATTTTCCCGTCGGAAGCGTTATTGGCCCGTATCTTTCTAGAATATGCGGAACACCATTCAAATATTTCAGGATTCTGGTCACCGCTAATCTGACAAGGAAAAAGTCGATATCCGTCATATCCGTATATTATACTCCAAAATGGAGAAACAAGCCTAGATAAACGGATTAATCCTCCTCCTTATCGGACCGGTCCTCAATTCTAGGGCCGGTTTTATCAAAGACAGTTGCCCGCTGGCTTTTTCCAAGTAAATAGTAGCGTCCTCAGGATTGGTCTTCTCAAAGATAGAGTACAATCCGTAGCAAACAATATGCTCGTGCATTAAGCTCTTAATGCGGGATGTCGCGGAATAGTTCCAACGTAAAGGCATATTGAGATTTATCACATAGTCTCCTGATATATCCTCTAGGCTGTTAAAATCCTCCAGCCTACCTACATTGAGGTATCTTGAACATACGTGCTTTATGTTATCAAAGGCGGAAGATAATGCCCGGGCAACAATATCTAGGTCCGGGCCTTCCTCCGGTGTTTGTATATCCGAGGCTTTATCCATATTATCCGGGGTCAATAACCTTCTTCCTGTAACATGGGCTATAGCCTTTATATCTGCCATTATCTCATCCTTGTGAAGGACAATCCGTACATTTGCCATAAACTTGATCGAATATAAAATTATCTAATCCATAGTCTTTTCTATTCTCTCGCACCGGGGAGACACGATATAATAGCTCTCCTCTTATTTCTGACGATAACGCTATCGCCTTATCATTATAGGTCTTGACTTTTTCCGGTAATTTTAGCTCAAACCATCCAGACAAGACAATTGTAGCCAATAAATCCGAAACCAAGTCGCAAATTCCTCCCTCAAGCCTTCGGTCAAAACGCTCAGGCATCTTTACTTTCAAGGAAAATATCTCTCCTCTGTCAGTCTCAATAATATTATGTTTTACCGTATCCTTGTCCAGATAACGAATGAACAGAGATATGACTGTGTTTACAGCATTCCTCCAGAATGTATCTAAAGTACCTTGATCGTATTCATTGGCCCACACCTTATCATACAAGGTCGATCCGTCTTCCATGTTTATAGAGGAACCAGTTATAGAGGTAATCTTCTCCACTTCCTTATAAATATCTGCTTTTCGAATAGCTATGTCCATTATTTTTTTTCTCAAAGGAAGTGAAATCCAGAATATACTAACGATATTTCTTATTCATAGAATATTCATGGCACATCAAGTGCCTGATCCGGCCCATAACCTCATGAAAGTTTATAGGCTCGAACGACAACGATTCTATAAGGCGGTCTATCTCCCGTCTTGCAGAATCGTTTCTTTTCTTGTTATGTGATCGTGTCTTAGTCATCCATGGCGCACATGTAAATCCAAACCTTGCCTTCCGGAGCGTCATCGTCCATAAAATAAAAGTTGATCGCATCATCGATGATCTTTTTCTCGACGTCCGGCCCGAACCATTCCGAGAACTTCACCTCCTTGTCGTGCCAGTTCGCATTAAGAGCGACGTACACATCCCATATGTTAGCGTTGCCCGGTACGCTCATGCCTTTAGCTACGGAGGTTACTTGCTGGATGTTCCAGTGCTCACCCTTATCCTCCCCCGACTTGCCTTTATGGTGCATTGCCGCCACGTCCATCTTAGCGAAATGCTCATTATAATGAGGACCGCAAAAAACCTCATGTATATCACGTATGGCCTCGTCATACTTCTCGGGATCTTTCTCTTTTAGACACTCCATAGCCTCGTCCAGCTCGCATATGGCCTCCCACATCTTTTTCTCGGATACCATCCCTTTCGAATGATAGTCCTTCATCAATTCCTTGTATCTCATACCCTGTCATTTATTTTATTCTGTGAATATTGATTTCAGTTCCAGAAAATCCGCTTCCGTTATACGGATAGCGTTAGTGTCACCAAGGATAAAATTCATGAGTCCGTTATCTGGAAGCTCTATCAAGATGGAGCCTTCCCCGATCGTGCCTTTCAAGAAACCTTGCTCGAACTTGTAAGGTTTCATGCTCTTGAATACGTTCATAGCGTCATCGAATAACTCTTCCTTATCGTAATTGCCGTTCTCGTCAGCGACGAACATCATGAAACCCTCCACCTTATCGGTGATCTCCTTGTCCTTTTGCACGAGGATGTTGTGGACACCTCTTTTCAGATACTTGCCAAGGGGCTTGAAAGCCGTGTTACCGGAGACGAAAGAGTCAACCCTTTCCTCCGCCCATATCTCCACCGAGTTAATTAGCCTGCTTTTTAGCTCTAGAGCTTGTTGCTTTAGTTCCATATGACTCTTTCTTTAATTGTTCCACTTCCTCTCTCAAGGTATTGATAGCATACCCTTGTCTCTTGACCTTATCGATCAATTCGATAAGCATACCTTCCTCACGTGTCATTTTTTACCTCCTTTTCCGCTATTCTTCAATTTAAGGAAGTCGGCGTATGGCATATCGGCGTATTTGGCCGTGTACTCAGCGAACAACGCCATGTTCTTGTTAACCTCCTCTGAGGCCGATTTCTTTATCTTCTTGGCCATTCCCAACAATTCCTCCAAGGCGGCCTTGCCATCCTTGCTCTCCTCCACCAACGGACGCATGACGCGCATGTATTCACGGTTAAGGATAGCCATTACCTTCTGGTAGGACTGTTGATACTCCGGATTGTTATTGACCATTTCGAACTCGCTATCCGACATCTCGCTAACGAGCTTATCTATCTCGTCCCACACCGGATTACGGCTTTGGGCCTGTTGCGCAGAAGGGTTAAGCATACGTTGCTTCTGAATCTCCATCTGTTGCTGCGCTTGCTGGAGACGCTGAATGTTTGCTTCTATCTCGCTTATATTCGGATTATAAGGGTTGCTACCTAATACAGGGTCACTCCCCCCTAAAAAAACATTTGTCTGCATGATAATACTGTTAGTGGTTAAAAAAAGGAAAGCGGCAAGCGCCCCCTAGGGAACACAAGCCACTAACTTTACCTTAAGCCGTAGGTGCCGGAGCGGATGCCGGGCATGAGCACGGATTGTAGCTAGGATAGCCTGTTACCGTAGGGGTATTTGGCAATACCAATTCTCCCGTGATCATACGGCTGGTTCTACGATCGGTGTAATTGACACTAGCCGTGAACGCCTTCTCGATCTCGCATTGAAGCAACTTGTCTTGGTAAGGACGAATCGCCGAACCTACAGCCACCTGACACCTCAATTCATCGATCTGAGCCTTCAAGACATCGAACTGGTCTCTTTGGTTCTTGTATAGACCAAAATCAGCGTCTACCTGTGACTTGTACAATCCGAAATCAGCGTCTACCTGTGACTTCCACAAGGCGAATTTCTCGGCGATATCCGTCTGGCGGTGATCGTAATCGGCTTGCATACCTGAGACTTTCAATCCCCACATTGCGTTTGTAAGCGATAACGCCTCCTCACAGCCCTTTTCCCAAGCCATGAACGCAGTCGGAGCGCCTACCCCGGAACCACCACCGCCTCCTGTGGTCGTGTTGATGTTAACGTTCTCCGGCATACCGGCTCCCCAGCCACCGCCGAACAAGCCGCCACGGTTACGTGACACCGCCCAAGCTCCAAGAGCCGTACCAATGATACCCAATGTCAAGCCGGCGTTACCCACGCCCTTGCTTGCGTAATCCTTGTGCTCATCCTCATGGACGATCTCTTTCTCCTTAATGATTTTCTCTGCTTCCATATATCATGAATTTTATGGTTATTCCGGGTTATCCCGGCACCACAAAAATCCAGAGAAGTGCCTTGCTAAATAAATATCTCCTTGCTAGCTTGTTGCGAGGTTGTTGCTAGTTCTTTGCGGAAGGGGATGAGACAAAAAAAGCGCCGCCAATTTGTGTTGACGACGCTTTTTTGTTATAAAGAAATATAGAATACTATTCCCTTGTTAATTGTTTTTTTATAAGATCAACTAACCTATTGGAAACGACCTCCGATATTTCATCAAGGCTCATACCATCCTCTAATGAATCTTTACATTCTTGGATCCTTTTTGATTTTATATAGGCATCCAATTCATTAGGTTCATTCATGATAACATCATTATCAAGAGCGAACAAATAACCTGCATCAGACTGTAATAACGTTCCCATATGTATTATCTATAATAGTTTTTAAAAAAATGATCATTTAAATTCGGGTCAAAATAATGTTTTCTTTTTATCCAAATAAATCCGTCCCCCTTAGAAATAACAGCCACATCTACCGGACCGCCCACACTCTCTTCCTCAAAGGTCATCCTTCTTTTTAAGGAAGTCAATGATATCAAACTTTCTGCCACATCTATTAAATCTTCTTTCTCTAAAGAAGAGATAGCCCTTACTAGAGGTATAATATATTGCTTTCTTTTCAATTCCCTATTCAATATTCTAAATTCATTGACAACTCCGCTTATATCCAAGTCCCGTATCTTGGCGGCCATTTGAGGATCAATTCTATCTACACCTTCTGCGATCATGTTTCCATATTTAGTTATCGTCTTTTTAAAATTTTCAATAAACAACTTTTCTAATTTGGGATCGATACCTAGTAAAACTGTATCCATAACATCAGTTTGAGCGAAAGGCTGAATCGCAGATGAATTTTTATCCGATATCTCAACAGAATTATTTATATCATCATAATATCGAAGCTTGTTGTCTATGACCAATGAAATATTAACAGGATCCAATTTAGGATATATATCATCTTCACCATAACCAACAAAAACTATACCTGTAAAAGGGAGATTATCATGCTCTGATTTTATCATATTGAAAATAAGAGTCTCCGCATATTCCCTAAATTCCTTATCTGGAGATATCTGATTTAGAGAATTGATTAGGTCATCAAAAACTTTTGATGAATACTTAACGAAATCATCAATCTTATAACCACTTAGAGACTCACATTGTTTTGTGGAAGAATATAAATCAGAATACTGTCTCATTAATCTTTTCATCTGTGACAAAAAATCATCATGATTGTCATCCCTTATACCTCCACACAATCGACCAGCCTCATTCCCGATAAGATTAGTAATGATAAACTGAACAGACGCACTTAAATAGCTTAACTGAATTGATTTATCTATAAAAAAATTCTTTTTATAGATAAATCTTATGAAATCTTTTTTATAATCCTCCAATTTTGGAAAAGATTTATCTCCCAAAGACCTTCTATAAAGTTTAATTATAACATCCCAAGGCACTCCCTCTAATGCAGCGTTATTATAAATCATAACGCCTACTGGATGAAATTTAGACAACGTGAATATTTTATTCCCCCGATTAAAGACCTTTCGTCTAGATAGACCCGTTGTAGTAATTGCGCTATCCGCCGCAATAGCTACAGCATGTTTATTTAAAACTCCTACGATCGCTGTCATATTTTTTCATGATCTATTTAGAATATACATTTTTTAAGATATAAGGTGTTAAAAGTAAAGCCTCAGCCAAGGCTGGTTACTTGACGAGGCTATAAAAATCACCTTTTATTCCGCAAATGTCGCATAAAATTTTGTTATATGAAAATTTTTTCATAGACAAATCACATGCCTTACAACATAACGCACCCTCAGACCGTACCGGATAGCTCCTCTTTCACGCTCTCCACCGTTCTTCTCAGATAGTAACTCCTCCTTATCCTGTCCGGGTACAAGTTACGCATCCGGTTGACGGCTTGCCTCGTCATTCCAGTCAGATCGGATATGATATTGTCGCTCAACTTGCGATCGGCCAGTATGGTTATAGCCACTCCCCTAGCGTCAACGTTCCTCTCCTTATTGTTGCTAAACATCATTACCGGATCGGTTCCGCACTCCTTGCAGACAGCCTCTATCACTTTTTTGTAAAAAATTTCCACCTTATTCATAAACTTTTTATTTCGTGGTTTGTTTTACTATCAAAGCCGGGCACAAAAAATGCACGGCAGAAAGACATATAAGAATCTTCCCGTCGTGCGTGGCATGAAAAAATAATCAAACTTCCGATCCGATTATTTAGGGAAGATTCTTTTTTCTTCATCTTCCCTTTCCGGTTCGTTCTCACGAAGTCACCATCAAACTAATATTAAATTAACCATGAACAAAAAAACGTCAACCCTTGTTATTCATATGACGAATTATTATTACTAGTTAATAGGGGCTTCCCGGACGTGAGTCATGGAGGCCTCACCAAATCCTATAGAACCCACCTATCCCGACATAGGGTGACAAGCCATGCTTTCCGATCCCATAACCGGCTATCGCACCGATTCCCCATCTACGGGGGGAGATCGTCTTGGTTATATACTCAGTCCTTCTATAAACCTCGATGTAATCGAGATTTGGCTTGTAACCCGAAATTGAAAGCCGGTAATCATCCGTCTTGTACTCCTTGCTGGTTATGGGTACCGGAACATATACAGGTTCCTTTACCGTGTCACCGTCTAATGTAATGTAGACAGGAAAAGGCTCCGGTATCGTCCGCACCAATGTCTCATAGACTGGGTACGGGATGCTGTCGTGTATCGTATCCACCTTGGTAAACTTGCCGGTCTTGGATATCGAATCACTGGCCACATCCCCCCGGACATGGTAGCCAGCCGTGAAACTGGCTACCAAGCACACTAGTATTAATATTGCTTGCCACGGTTTCATTTTGCGATTCCCTCAATACGGATGCGCTCAATAAGGATTTGCCTATAAGCTTCCATCGCTCCGAATTGTGCACGTAGCAATACTTGCTTTTGCGTTGACAATCCTTTGAACATATCCGTACCAAAAAAATTACCTAGCTTTTCTTGTTTATCGGATAATTCGGACAATTCTATTTGGAGACGATCCGTAAACGTGTCACAGACCTTATAAGCCTTCTCGAATGGCTCTGCTGGACTCCATGACTCGTAACCGTCTTGATACTTCACATGATATCCAGCATTTGACTTCTCGCTTTCGTTAGGTACTCTTCCCGCTTTAAGCAATCCTTTCTCAAAAGCTTCGACCATTGTCATAGGTTCTGCTTCAATCTGTTTTGTTCCAATATATTTTTTCATCTTATTTTACGCTTACCTTTACAGCATTAGGTCTTGTTATTGTTAAAGTAAATTCCATCCAGCTATAACGTCCGACATTTCGGCCTCCCTACCGTTCTCGATCCGACTCATACCAGCGACAATACGGATCATCTGCTCACGATCGTTGATATTTACAGGATCGTCAGCCGGTATCCCGGCGTAATCGGACACGGCCTTAATGTAAGCGTCCGTATCGTTCTCGTTTTCCGGTGCCCAGCGACCTATCATCTTGCGGATCGTGTCCAACTTATAGTTGTTATAGTAGTTACGCAAGATCCGGAATATGGCACGGTAGCCATACGCCATCGTCTCGAACTGCTTAAACGACTTGTCCCTGCTCGGACGTACCTCACCTTGGAACAAGTCTCCGTTGATTCTAATGTTTCCGGGGTTATTATTTCTCAATCCCCTAGGTAATTTTTTCTCTGCCATTGTTATTTGATTTTATTGCTATATTTGTGACGCTTTGTTAACCTTGTTCCTCTATCATAACCTGTGACAGGCGTGACAGAGGCGTTTTTACATCCAGCTCCCCTATCCTTTTGGATCTGGGGAGCCTTTTTTATTCTTTGTCTTGTTATACTCATCCAAGAAATTGACCTTATTGATGAATTTTACGGCGGCAACCCAATACAAGAAGGCTATCACCTTGTTATCCGGGAATACCTTACCCATGTTCTTCAAGACATTGGTTCCGTAAAACCATATCATCGCCCACGTGATCCAAGACACGAAATCCTTGGCGTTATCCTCCGATATATCCATCATCACGCCTATCCAGAACGATATGATTATGATCAAGAAATAGACTAGCATGTACACCCAGCTACGGATGAACTTACTTTTCCTAAAGTCCCCGTGATCCGCCGCCAACCCCCAAAAAGTATCGATGAAAGCCAGCGACAGGATCACCACCAAGAAATTCTCGATCGGCGAAACGAAGTCCATCGCCGTGACAACGGCGGCTATGGCGATGGACTTGGCCCAGTTAGCGAGGTCGGATATGTAGGAGAGATAACGGTACATATATTTTACAATTAATTAGGCATATCATAAAACGCTAAAACCATACCTATCAGATGCACTAAGCTTTACTATCTCCACGATCAACTTTTTTTGATCTGTCGATATAGGAACAAAACCAGTGGTGTTGATTATGTTTTTAGGAGTATCTTCCGTAGGAAGCCAATCAATATCATTTATCGATACATTGTACATTTCAGGGATAAATGTCTCAAACCAAGTAGATGCTGTAGCGTATATAGGTAACCCGTTTTTCAAATGCAAGTTATCTGGAGACAAGTCGTCAGAATCCTCTAGGCTTGAATTATTTCTCATCGCCCATACAGTAGCTCCTGTCGGTACACAATAAGGAATACCGCTTAAGACTGAAAATCTTTTATAATTATCATAAATATCTTGCTGGAACATCTTTTGTCCTTCTCTGGTGTTTTCATATGGTCTAAGATCGCCATCTATAGGTGGAACCCACGCACAATTGAAAGCTATAAGAGTCGTAGGTTTGCTATTTCTCCTGATAATAGACACCATCTTTGACCAAGTTGATGAAAAACTATTCCAGTCCCTAGAGGATACAGCCCCATTTTGTATTGTTATTAAGTCCCAATCTCCGGATTCCAGCGTATCCTTAAACGGCTTGTCTTTTCTTGAAAAATCGGAACCATTAGAAGAATTGTAGCACTCTATAGATGCGTTAGAATCATAAGCATTCAGCCAAGAGGAAAAAGGCGCCCCTCCTTGATAAAAACAACAGATATTAGCGTTTATACCCGCTTCCTTCAATAAATAATTAAGATACCACCAAGTATTTACTAAAAAAGAGGAACCTATAAATAATAAATTCAATACTTCTGATTTATTTCTGTTTTTTATTGAAGGAACCCTTATTTGCCCAGCCACATTACCAATCTCTATTCCTTCTTTGCCTTCTGTTATTAAAGGATATACCTTATTCTCTATTATTTCTTGCGAATCTATAACAGATACTGTAGTGGGGGCATCCAGTATAAAATCAACATCTGCACACGTATTAACCCTAAAATATTTAGCGGCAGCACTTACTGATAAACACTCTTCTAAAAAAATAGTTCTTTCAGTGTCCGTATCTCTCCCTCCCTTTGCGTCATCTGTCAAATAACCCACATAATTGAAATTTGAGTCATAAAGGAAGACCGTCGCAAAAGAAGTGTCACTTACTTTGTTGTTTCCGACTATAGAATAGCCCTTAATAGTTATGTTATCATCTATTTCTATAAATTTTGAATAGCCCCTATATTTATAGCCTCTAAGTCCTTCAATTATCTTCCCTTGCAAATCTATATAGTTGTTTGAGCAATTTATAGCTATAGATGAATTAAAAGACATTCTATAAGTCTTCGAAATCTTATCAGCATCCCAAGAAGGAGTATTTCCTATCACACAGGGATTTGAGATAGAGGATGCGTTAAACCTATAATAATAAGCATCCTCATGAATATTTTTTGCATCCTGTTTTGAAAAATGAATATTCCATTTTATGTTAGCTTCCGAATTTGAAAATCCATCCCTTTCAAATTTTATGAAACCTAAAAAATTACACTGCCTATCATATAAAAATATCGAACTATTAGTGTCATCTTCCGAATTGTTATTATAATAATAAAAAAACACATTTGCGATCTCGTTGTAGCCTAATATTTTATAATAGGGGCTTATAAAACATGAATCAGACGCTTCGACTTCATAATTCCCCTTATTTATACATTTACCCTTATTTGAATCATCAACATCGTCTATCGTAATGGCTTTATAAGCATGGATGTCAAAAAAGCTTGTCTCGCAGTTATATCCACCTGTTACATAAAAGCCAGAATCCCTATTTACATTAGCTAACATAAATCTGGCGCCCGGGAACGATTCTCGAATTTTAGTAAGATCTATATCAAGATCTAATCTTTCAGTTACACTATCCGTACTCAACCATCCTAAAAACTTGAAACTCACATCATAAATCATAGCATAAACATATGAAGCTATCCCATTTTTATCATACACGCAACATATGGAAGAAGCTCTAATTCCTCCTATTTTTGCTTTATCGACTAATTGAATAAACTTTGTTACGCCATTATTAGAATTAGTAAAATGTTGTATATAATTCCCGGGCACTATGTAATCACCACCAAATTGATTATAAAAATACTGAGAATTAAAAAGAGGCTCTATTCTATGAGCTTGACTTGCGATAACAATATCATCATCTGTAATAATATTAACATTTCGGCCCGGAGTAAGATGAACTACAAAATAAAACGCATTAGGATTTACTGCTACGGCCTCAGATTTATCAAAACTAATTGATACCTCAGCCTTAAACACTGAATATGATCTTGTCAAATAACCTAAAAAGTTAAACCTTGAATCATAAAGATGAGCAACTATATAGGTATTTTCTCCTAAATGGTTAGTTTCTATTACTCTAATATTTTGAATATCAACTCTGCTTGATGGAATTTGAATAAAATTACTAACTCCAATATTGTTATATCCGACTATTCCCCTTATAAATTTACCGTATCTATCTATATATATTCCACTATAATTTATTGAAATAGAAGTAGTAAATATGGATCTATCTATTTCCTTCCTCAAGCTCGTCTCCCTTGCGTCCGTGCCAATCCACGGTTTCGAGGAATGGGCTTGCTTAAACTCGTATATACGCCCATCCTTTCTCACGATATCCCCCGCATTGTACACTCCTTTATCGGAGAATTCTGGGAACTCGTCTATACCGGTAGCCATGTTTGTAGAATAAGTATCCCTTATCACGTTTCCCTTGTCATCCTTCACCGCTTGTATCGCCATGTCAGCGGAGGTCTTAGGAGTCTCATAATTTACTTGGGATGACTGATCTCCCAAATGGACAGCGTCACCGTCCACCTCTCCTATTCCCTCTGATACATTTTTAAAATTGCTGTTGATCTTATCGACCATCTGCGCCCCGTTATCCGGAGTCTGACCATTCCTATTATCCTTGATGGGTTGTATCGTTATAGCCATACATCTATTTTTTTATCGTTTTTTATTATTTTGCTCCGCTCTCAGGCAACATTCCTATTATCTCATCCCTTAAGCTATCCAAATCAGATTTAGTAGCGTATCCGCTAAGATCTGAAGATGTTAGAAAACCGCTGACATCCGGAATTTCCGACCTGACATCGTTTATAGAATCGCTTAACTGGGTCTTCGTGACGAAAAGCTCTATGGACTTACTGACAGAGAAGACCTTCGTATCGCTAGGCTCATAGGTCTCACCTCCCTTTACGACATCCCTCTTGTACATGAACAGGTAATCGGCTAGGTAAGAGCTGAACACATGTTCCTCATCTATATAATACCTGTCCTTATTGGACATCACGTTCCCTTTCCTAAAAAAATACTTATCCGTAGAGGCGGATGAGTATACAGTATAGTCCGATCCCATCTTGTCATCCGTAACGCTAACCGTAAGCACGTCCGGTATCCTAGGTCTTATCCCTCTTCTCGTAGAAGCGTTATTTCCCATAAATCAATCCTCCCATGATAAATCTTCGTTAGTAAGCACATATCCGTTAGCGTCCACGAAATCGTCACGCAGGAACCATAGATTGGGAGAATCCGCATAGTCTTCTTCTTCGTATGGGGATCTCTCCAGCTTGACTGTATAGATATATTGTGGTGAGCCCTCCAATACTACTTGTTGCTCTGGAACGCTGGACTCGCTCCTCACGTATCTCTCCCCGTTTATCTCCACATGGCCTAGGCATAGGATATTGTTCAGCAATCTCCCCATCTCGAACGGGACTCCCCTATTATCCCCAAGGGTAAAAGTCATGTCATCGTACGGAACGCTATATAGCTCTATGAGTTTCTGGTTTTGAGTACGAAAGAACTCGTTACTCACATGCAATGACCTACCATCCGTCTTGAAACCTCCCTCTACGGCTAAGGTAAATACTCTCTTGCGATCATCCCCCGCATCGAATATGGCCTTGAACGGAACGATATTATCAGGATGGGTATATCTTATCAAGGAGCAGTCGGCAAACTCGTCAATGTCACATTTACGGAACACGACACTCTCCAAGGATTGGTACCCCGTCATTATCACGGCCTTGTAAATACCGTTGTCAAGATCCATCGTTATCATGAACTCATATAAATAGGAAGTATTGTTTATCTTGATCTTGGAGGGATTCACCCGTATATATTGCCCCGTGGAGAGATCGTATATTCGCATATAGCAGCTCACGTTACCCATCAGGCATTGCACGATGATAGGATCGTTATCCCACCCAATCCTCTGGATATACTCCACCGGTCTCTCCACGGACGGGGAACTCACGTCAAAAAGGAGAGGGCAAACCTCGCTAATGCAATCTTTCAACCTCATATACGCATATAAATAAAAAGAGCCGCACCCAAAGGATACGACTCCTCCGGGAACGGCTCTTAGGCTCTGAGACAAAAGTAAGTATTATTTTTTTATAATCAAACGGTTATGTTATGTTTTTAAGGAGCAACTCATAATCTACCGTCTGACCTTTCCCGATACGCTCGGTTATATCGGACACGTATCCCACGTACGTCTTGCCGGAAAAGGAGCATGATACCCGTCCCTTATAGTTACCCGGGAACGGGGATAACCCAATGGTAGACACCTTTATCTTATCGGATCTCAACAACCTATCACTATCTTCTATGGTAATCCCTCCACGTTCGGATATGCCTTTTATGGATACATCGGCATTGCCCTCCGAGGACGTGAACATCAAACCGCTAGCGGACATACCGACGTATCCCTTGTTGGCCATCAGCATATTCCTTGGGGAATAGGCGGCGTTGAACATGGTATCGGGGAATAGAACGCCGGTTATGGGATATGATGGCTCAACGATCATTGTACGAGGGGTTAATCCTCTACTTCCAAAGACGGCATCCACAATAAACACGTCATTGTCCGAATCAGTGTCCTTCGTCTCCTCATTCCTCTCAGTCACGAGGAACTCTATGCCATAAGGATCGGCACGATAAGGGCTTATCAACTTCAAGACATTGTCCGTGGCCTTTATCCCCGTGCTGAATGAGTTCGTGAAATGAAACTCGTCACGCCCGTTTATCTCGTCGTATTCCTGTTTGTCGTAACCCACTTCCACGCCGCTATAGACTACCGAACTATCTATCGTATGAGTCATGGAGTTTATCTCCGTCAATGGCAACGGATCGGTCACGGAATCATAAAAATCGCCCAGAGGCTTAAATATAACCTTTCTGTTGACATCATCTATCTCCCAGTCATAGCCTAACACGGCCTTGGCGAACTCCGTGAACTTAGAGAATGACGTATGTATCTTTGCGTCCTTGATCCCACGTATGCTCTCAGCCGCCATGATATAGGGGATCGGAATATTCCCGGTCTTTATTTCCCCGGTATAATCCTTAAGCCCTATCTTTTTAAGCAAGGATGTCAGCAAATCAGAAGCTCTAATGGCATCTATGGTTACCGGATCTCCTTTTGCGATATACGTTACGCTTATATCTTTCACGTTTAATAACGTGGCTTTCGCATATGTAATTATGCTATTGGGATAAACAAAGAATAGCATTAATTCATCACCTTCCTCTAGGTCTATGCCTCGATCGATATTAACATTTACGATTTGTCCAATACCTGAAAAGTAGGCTATATCTTCTTTGGGAAACTCTATCTCCTCTTTTTTCCTTTTACCTAAACACAAAGAAGGCATGAAATCCATGTCATAAGAATCAAGCCTCATATCAAACTTTAATATCAATCTTATACTAACCGGAGCTAAGGCTTTCACGAACGATGTCATGCTATAATAAGATAATTCTCCAACATGGGAACCTATATCAAACTGCTCAATCATCCCTTTGATAGGAAAATTAGCGTCACCGTATACCATAGGGAACTCCGTGGCAAGAGCGAACCTTATAGGATAAACATCCGGGTCTGTCTGTTCATTATCTGGGTCATTTGGATTTATAACCCAAGATACCCTATTATTAAGATATATTCTTTTATAAATCAAGCTTATTTTATTTATATCACTCACAGGGATATCAAAAGTCTGCGATTTCTGGGAGTTGATAATGGAATAGGTATCATCATCGATCGCACTCAAGGTAAGCGTATGCCCATCGTCACTATAGCTCATAAAGTCCAAAGAACAACGATACGCCTCTTTGTACGTAAGATCGTTAATTTGCCGATATATCACTATCTTTGCGGAAGATTCAATATACTTGGATAGGTATAAATCCGTCAAAAGATCGTAAGCTCCTTTTACGAACTCGAACTTCTTGGCGAACTTACGATATATTCCACCAAAATCCTTTCGAGTAAAAGATAACTCGATATCATCCCAATTCATTAGATCGTTGGTTATATCCGTCTCCTTACTGTCTATTATCAAAGAAATCTTTATCATAAGCGTATAAATAACAAGAGCCGTCCGGGGACAAATACGTCTCCGGTACGGCTCTTTGGCTCTGTCACAAAGATAATGACTATTAAGATAATATCAACTAATCAATCGTCTTATCTTTCTCGATCACCCGCAAGAAATCCCTTACGCATGACACGGCCCTCATCTTGTCCATGATATACCCGTCCTCGTAATTACCCTCGCAACTCAAATTGATAAGCGTATCTATCATATCGTCCATATCCTTAGAGAACAGGCAAGTGGACATACTCTTTATCTCTCTCATCATTTCCGGGGTTATGGTCAAGTTCCCTATTACCAACTCATGCGCATGATCAACCTTGATCTCGTTACCGTCGACTTTCACGACGATGCTTTTAATCTCGTTCTCTTTCATATTCAATCAATCTTTTAATATTTCACAATTATTTTCAAGTCACAATAGGTTAAAGTCTTGGCTGTACGCCTTTATATCGTACCTCAATAATATATGTATATCAATTAGTTTCTGTCTGATCTCTCGATCAATGGAAGAATACCGTTTCTTTTTAGCTCCTCATATAAGAACAAGCGTCCTTTCTGAGTCCATTCGGTATTAAGGCTCACGTCCGGGCTGCCGTTGGAATGGGTGTAGTTGTGAGTGGCACTATGGACATAGCCCTTACCTAGATACTCCCCGTACAATATCCATTGCCCGTTGACCTTTCGTTGTATGCGGAGATCACGCAACAAGGCGTTGAATCTTATGGCTGTCATTCCATAATCCTGCGCTATCTGGGTGACAAGAACGGTCTTCTTGCTCTGGAGGATAAAACGGGCATACTCGCTTTGATGCTGTAGTTCCACGTTCTCCGCTCTCAATTCCGTTATCTCCTCATCCTTTTGCTCTAGCCTCTTCTGCTGCTCCTCTATTCGCATCTGTTGCTGTGCGGCTAGCATTAGGGCCTCCCCGTAAGATTGAGGCACCGGGTATTGTTGTTGGAGCGAACTATGACCTGTAGTGAGAAGCTCCTCTATTCTCTCATCTACCCATATCGAAAATTCCGTTGATAACTTCTGGGCTACTCGGAGGGCGACACGTTGATGCGCCCAAGTTCCGGGATTATTTCCGCCTCTTGTAATTATCAGTAAATCAGCCAAACTACAATTTTGTAGTTTGGAAAACTTTTCACAATAATCGCTGATTTCCTGCGAGTTAATAATATGAGTAAGATTTTTATCAGGAAAAGCTTTCGCTACCTCTGTAAGGTTTACATAAACAACGCCTTTCCGTACACGCATGGTAACATTATTACCATTATAAGAAAAGATTTTCCCCATTTCGGAGGGGTTAGCCGTACCTAATACAGCAATATTATTGCCGTTTGAGTAATTTTCATTCAACTGTAGCATAAACAATGAAAATTAAACATTAAACAAAGAAAGGCAAGAAGTACCCCACTTGCTACAGTTCTTTATTATGCCATGGGCTAAATAAAGTATGGGTACAACTTGCCTATATATTTTTACATAAGTTTCCTTATGGGTATAAAAAATCCCATAGGCATAATAAATAATAAAGAATTGTAGCACTACAAAGGTGCGAACTATTTCCAACATATGCAAATTCGAAATCATATTTTTTATTATTAATTTATTTAGTATTCAAAATTTCCGTAACTTTGAATGCGTTCATATTTGTATATATCCCCGTTAGCGGCTCAGTCACTTCCGCTTTCGGGGATTTACTTTGACTGATTGTAGCGGTCGGGGAATCGAACCCCGACAAGGCCATCCTTCTAGTCCCTTAGATCGAGACTGTTGAAGAAATCCCTTAACCGCCTTGCTTCCTTCATCCCGAATGTCATAGTGTTGCCACCAAGTTCCGAGTGAATCCATAATTCCTTCTCCCCGTCAAAGTCCATCAACTTGACCAAGACTTCCTTTTGTTCTATAGCGGAGAACTTATTCCCGCTTAATTCTGGTATTCCCATACGCAAAGTTTATAATTAAAAAATAATCAAACAACATCCTTATTTTAAGCACAAAACAAAACGGATAGATAACGATAGATAAGGACAGATAACGGTACCTAAAATCGCACTAATTTAGAACCATTCTAAATAATGTATTTTATTAACACTATATATCAATGTATTTCAGATAGATAAACAATAAGACTATCAGATACTAAAATCATCCTATTTCTTATTATTTCATGCAATCATTTAATTATCATTGAAATAACTCCACCAAACCCTCCGGCCGTATTACCGGAGGGGCATCTACTTCCGATCCTCTCCCCGTCGTTCGAGTTATCCCGCAAGCCTTACGCAAGTCATGTCGCTAATTACGCTCATGAACCTATCGTAGGTCTTTTTATTCCATTCCTTGTGATCCGGCATCCAGTCATTGAATATCTCCATGTAGACCACATCGTGAGACCTGTCTTGTACGGTTACGCATAAACCACCCGTCTCCGGCATAACGCCTACGTTTATATGTACCGGTTTCTTTCCGATCATACACTCCAACGCAATCCTTTGCACGTTCTTCAATACTTCTATCGTTTCCATATTCCTTATATTATTAATGTATATCAATCACCCGAATAAACCCTGTTAGCATAAAGGCTAGCCATACCGACATGAGATAAGACAACACGCTTGCGATACTCGATGCGTCTAGCTTCTTCCTCTGCTAATCTCTTGGCCTTGGCCTCCTTATTCTTTATCTCTATCTTGGCGTTATCCCATGCTATAGAAAGGCACTTGCCAAAAGACCAAGAGAATTTGCGGTAACGTCTGAATAATCTCCATGCGTCTTTCATGATCTCACTCTTGTTGTATTTCTGTGTTGCCATTGTACTGTTGTTTTATTTTGATGATGCAAATATAAAGCATATAACTTTACTAGACAAGCTATATGATTTAAACAATAAAGTATTTAACTTTATTTAGTAAAGCGTATTGATTTAATTACAATAAAGCATATTACTTTTGTGGTATAAACTATTATAGATATGTACAGAATAAAAGAAATCTTAGACGAAAAAGGTATTTCAGCAAAAAACTTAGCTGAAAGAATGGGCGTAACACCTCAGTATATAAGTGGTATTATAAGAGAAAAAGGCAGTGCATCTATCAGTGTACTTTCTAATATCGCTAAAGAATTGAATGTACCTTTAGCTTCTCTATTTGACGATTACAAAAGTACACCAGCAAGCAACTCTTTAAATGTAATTTGTCCTCATTGTGGCAAAGAAGTAAATATAGAACTAACCAAACCAAAAGAAAATGATTGATAGGGCTTTTTATGCTCTAAAAAATTGTATTGCAACTATAAAATAGTTACTTTTGCGCAAAGATTTAATTATGGGAACAAAAGAAAAGCTCATAGAACGCTTTAAAAAGCAGCCAAGCGATTTCACTTTTGACGAGATGGAACGCCTCTTGGCTGTTTTCGGGTACGAGAAATCTAACAAGGGTAAAACGTCTGGGTCAAGAGTGATTTATCGCAATGGCGACAAACGTCCTATCATGTTGCACAAACCCCATCCCGGAAACATAATAAAAGGGTATGCCATGAAGCAAGTATTGGATGATTTAACAGAAGCAGGATATATAAAGTAAAGGAGGTTATTATGAATACATTGACTTATAAAGGTTATATCGGGTCTGTATCTTTCAGCGAAAGGGACAATGTCTTTTTCGGGAAGATAGAGGGCATTGATGGTCTTGTTAATTTTGAGGGGGAAAGCGTGCAGGAACTTACAACGGCTTTCCACGAGGCTGTAGATGATTATCTGGCGTATTGCGAGGAAGAGGGGATTGAACCGCATAAGAGCTATTCAGGTTCATTGAACGTTCGTTTATCACCGGAACTTCATAGTAGAGTGGCTGTTCTGGCAAAGCAAGCAGGCGTTTCTATTAACGCTTTCATAAAAAAAGCCGTGGAAAAGCAAGTTGCTGTAATGTTGTGATTTGGAATAGAACATATACTTACTTTGTCATCTAATATATGCTTCAAGTCGCATAGGAGATATACTGCGTTGGCAAGGTAAGTACTACTTAAATTAAGAAATATGTTATCGAACATGTAATTTTCTCCTATACTATTTGCTTTTGTTAACACTATTATCTATCTTTGTCCCATCATTAATTAAACTAAATCAAGTCATGAAGAAAATATTGTTTGCTATAATTTGTATAGCTTTAATGGTATGCTCTTGTTCGAAGGACGATCCTTTAAATCCAATAGATACTAATTCCCCTACAGAAGGAGAATACGGTATTATCTCAGTGGTAAACAATAATCATGAAGTTCAATACGACGGTCTTGCAGGAGCGTTAATATTGGAAGATCTTATCGTGCTAATGGCAAATAAAAAAGAAGATAAGGCCATAAGGCTAGGTTTTATAGGAAAAATGTCTAATGACTCTATTAGAAATAATCTCACAGGGGAATATCTTGGCAGTTTTGATAAGAATAAGAAATCCTTGATTATAAATTATATAGACTCCAAAAAAGATCTATATATCATTGAACTTAAAAAGGATTTATATAAAAAAATGAACGGGGAAAAGACTAATCAGACATGTGTCAAAATAGGATGTAAGAATAACACAGATAAAGGCAGTTTGTTTTGCGGCAATCATCATGGCAGTTATGACTTTCAAATACAAATTCCGGGATTATAATTTATATATTTGTGATATCTAATGAAAAAAATATTTTTATTTTTAATTATTTTAAATTGCGGCATAGCACAAGCTCAATTTGAAATTGTCCCCGGTGGATTTATAAATAAAGAAAATCCATCACAAAATTACGTTGTTTTCAATTTTGATGATCAAAAAGCCAGCGACCTTTACGCTAAGGTCTTATCTTCTATCACGTCTAAATATATCTCTCCAGATGATGTGACAAGTAATATCCCTAATGAAATGATTAATTTAAGAGGTGTATACAAAGATATTTGCCAAGTAAAAGTTTTAGGAAAGAAATTTACATATACCTTGGAATGTAATCTGATCTTTAGGTTTAAGGATAATAGAATTAGAGTGGATACTCCTTCCGAGAATAAACTATATACTTATAGCGGTTATATGGAAAAGTGTTACTTGTTTTTAGGTAAGGGTAAAAACAGCACTGATCTGTATTTATTTAAAACTAATGGAGATATTAGATATAAAGAGGCTAAAGATGAAATTGAAATTTTTATCAATGGGCTAATTAACTCATTGATATATGACACAGACAATTCTAATAACAATGACGATTGGTAGCCCACCTCAAATCCCCTCCACCCAAAAGGCTCTGGAGGGGATTTTTTATCCCCCTTGCTGTCTCACGACATGAGGGGGCTTATGAAAACTAAATCAAATCATGTCTATATTTTGTTTGAGCAACCATAATAATCAAGCAACCCCTTTCTCTCTGATCATATTGGAGATAATATTGTAGATATACTCAATAAAACGATGCTTCTCAGCGATATCCAAATTAGACTCTCCGTTTTTCTTCTTATAGCTACGAATAGATATATGATATAGATAGTACAATTGATCGTATATCTTGCGCCAAACATCCTGTTGTTTCACATTATGGGCGGAAGAGTATCTATTAACCATCTGTCTGATCTTATCTCTTAAACTCATTTCCGGTATCTTTTCCGTTGAAACAGGAATAGCCAAAAGGAGTTTTCCATTTTCTTCTCGTTCTTGTTCTATCGCTTCTATTCGTTTTTCCACATTGGATATCCTGTTCTCATATTCCAAGTTGATGTTAGCTTGCATGGCAAACATCTGTGCGGATGAAAGAGGTTTGCTTTGCTCTTTCAACGCTTTCTCCATTTCTTCGAAAGCGTCATAAAAATCATTCTTAAACCTTAGAGCCTTAATCCCGTTATATCCCATAACAAGGATAGAGAATCCTTTTCTATTCATAATGTATACAGGATTACTTTTCCCGGTAGAATCCTCATAAGTATCTATAACAAAGGCTAAACTCATTTTTGAGTTTAGTTCTTTATCCTCTGTATTAAGTAGTTTTTCTATGTCACGAATAACATTGGCATGTCTTTTCCCAAACTTCTCTGCCACTAGCAAGCTATTAGTAACAACTTGCCCATTATTGCCTTTAAATACTAAACTATCCATATTATTAAGTTTTTTTAGCTATTAAAAATATTCTATATTGCTTGATTAGAATGTTCCCCTACAATTCCCTTCTTTTCTCTCCATTCGTCAGTCATGCATAGGGTGAATGCACATAAATCAAATCCTTTTTTAATATAAGATGAGAAATCTACAAATACAAAGTATGGCATATAAGTAATACCATTTTCCTTAGATACAAAATCCTTAAACATACTTTGCTCCAGATATTCATCTATATCTGAATCGTAATCAGAAGAACCATTAATGCTGCGCAAATAACTATTTGCATTAAAGAATCCGTCACTTGTCCGCTGGGCAACATTAAAATCACCCATTTTCCGGATCATCTCTTGATTCGTCTTCATGAGCCTATTTTATTTATTAACAAGCTTCCTTATTTCCTAAGAACTTATTCACGAAGTAAACTTGCCCTTTTCCGGTGACCTTCGGCGTGATAGTAGTATGCAGTACCCCGTTATCCCCTGATCTTACGCCTTTCTTCAACTCGAACAAGCCTTGCTCTACGTATTGCTGGTTAGGGATATTGTATCTCTCACCATGCTTTCCGAGATATCCGTTGTCACGCATCCATGCGAACAACCTTTTCTCCCCAATAGAATATCCGTTTTGAGCGATCAGCTTGGCGAGCTCACCGATCAGGCAGGAACTGTTCGCTGATTGAACGGCCTTCGTGAAAGCCACGGCGGGAGCGGCCTCTGTTACTTTCCGCTCGGCCTCGATACGCTTTTGTTGTTCCTCTTTAAGGTTTGTGGCCAACTGGATCAAGAAATCGGGCGAGGCCAAGGCTTTCTCCAGTGTATCGTTTGTCATATACGCCCCATGTTTACGGATGGAAGGGAGAACCTCTCCGCATACCCAGTCTTGGAATGGTTCGGCTTGCGGCTTGTCGGATCGCATGATTACCTTGTAGAGGTTCTGCTCATTAATAAAAGTCAACGTAACTTCTTGCTCTGTTGTGATACCATATTGATTAGTAGTCTTTGAGACCCCGTCGGTCAAAACTACCCCCTCTGGTTTTAATCTTGATTTGCAGTCTCTTGGATTTTTTATTTCCAAAACCCGGCAAACGTCCACAAGGCAGAATAAAGGATTCTCACTTGTCCCGGCTACTCTCACTTCACCGAAACGATCGTTCTCAAAAATTTTAATTGCTTCCATATCTTAAAATTTTAATTGTTCAAAATATTTTCTCCCGCAATTTTAGCCATAAGATCAAAACGACTTTGTTATTTTGATTACTTCGGCACCTCTTAATGAAAAAACCTCCCCGACACGAGCCACAACACATCGTATCAAGGAGGCTGTTAGCGACCGCTGTCGCCCAAAATCTTCCTAGCCTGTCGTGGTAGGCTGACCAGTAAAAACAAAAAGAGCCACACCCCATAGACGTGACTCTATCGGGTATGGCTCTAAGGCTCTACTGTCTTCTTGTATGTCCAGCAAATATAATAAAAGGATTCGGTATATCAAAAACTATTCCCGCATTTTTCTTCGCTTATACTCTTGAAAAGCAGCGTCATCGTTAGATCTCTTGATAGTTCTCCCTAAATCATAAATAGCGGCTTCAATCCTTTGGTTCGCTCTGATTATCCCTTCAGTGTCAAAATTATTGACGATCTGAACCGGCTCGCCTTTCTTATTGTGGGTAAGCCAATACGTGTTATCCACGAAGCGGCTAAGGAAAGCCGGATCATTGAGATCTGGAACAACCTCGGCTCCCGCCGGCAATGACAGCAAGGTGGGCTTATCCGGGGTAATGTACGCCTTATCGCCTACCAATACCGCCTCACTACGGCCTCCATCGCCAACGATAGCCAGACCACCGGGGTGATTGTCGGTACCATGGGCGTATTTGGGGATGGGTTGGGCTATGATCGTGGCGAGTTGTACGGCTCCCATCGCCCCTACTAGTGCCGCTAGGACGAAATCAGGTAAAGCTTTAGTGACAGCTAGAGATGTGGCAGCTATTGTCTGGGCTATATCCATCGCCTTCTGGAACTTCGCCTGTCTAGTCTGCAACTCAGCTTTTTTCTTTTCCAGTTCCTTGTTCTTGCGGCTGGTCTCTTCCTCCGCCGCACGCTTGCGGGCCTCGGCCTCCTCTGTCGTTATTATATCTTTCTCGGCAAGAGCGTCTATAGTCTCAACCTTAGCGTCATACTCCTCTTGGTTGGCCTCTATTTCCGCATCTACATTATCTATTTGACGCTGGAATAATGAATTACCGATTGATATGATAGCAGAGATCGATTCTTGTATCAAGCGCTTTTTAGCCTGTTCTACTTTTTTTCGTTCCTCTTCCTCTCGTTTGGCATCCTCTATGATTTTATCACTGGTCTCTTTCGATAACTGAACACGGAGGCGAGCGATCTCCTTCTCTTTCTCTAACCTCTCATCGCCTTCAAACAAATACAGATTTGATTCAAGTATACTTAATTGACTTTGTAATGACTCCATAGCATACTGATGCTCCAGATCCGATTTCTGTTTCTCGTACTCTTTTTTCTTGATAATCCCTTGCTCATATTGTTTAGTCAAGGCATTAAGCTCTTCGTTTATCTCTATCTGTCTTTGAGAAAGGAGTATCTCGTTCTGAGACTGCTCCGTAGACATAAGACTTTTTCCGTAATCATTGTATAGAGTCTCTATTTGCTTTAGATACTTTTCCTCTATCAACGCCCTGTCTTGGCCTGTTTTGTCCGCCTCTCTTAATTCTTTATCCTTTTGTAGTTGCAATATATCCAAGCGAGCGTCAAGCTCTTGCAAACTTCCCTTTTCCGCAATCGCAAGACGATTTTGAGCCTCCTCATTAGCCCTTTGCTCCGAGATCTTACGGTCGAATTCCGCCAACTTCTTACTTCTCTCAGCCTCAATAGCCTCGATTTGCTCATTAACCCTTACGCCTTTCGTCTTTACGTCATCGATACGTTTTTGGAAAGATTGCTCCAAGAGAAGACGGTCTTTCTTATACCCCTCATCCATCACATTAAGACGAGCCTCCTGAATATTCCGTTCGGCCTCCATCTCTAATTTCTCCCTACGCTTGGCCTCTCGTTCTATTTGCTCCTGCTGTCGTTTAAGTTTCTCCTCGTTAGAGTATAGTTGAATATCGGAATTGCCTAATATTTTATTTTCTTCCTCTCTCAATTTAAGCATAGCATTCAGATATATGTTTCCCGCCTTTTCAGCCTCCTTACCTTCCTTTTCTATAGAATCAGCCGCTTTGCCGGCTTTAGCTAAAGCTTCATCTGACGTATTGTAAAAGACTTCAAATCTATCAGTCAAAAATAATAGAGATTGAGCTGTTGGATCTAATACCTTTGTAAGATCAAACCTATCCCAAAACGTAGGATTTTTTCTTCTGTTTTCAGCCTCGATTTCCTTTTGTAACGCTTCTGTGTATTTTTCTTGAGCTAATTTTTGCGCAGCTGCCGCTTGTGCCCTTAATGACATAGCATTAATAAAGGCCTCCGTATTATCTACTAGCAGATTCTCTGCGTCATTAACATCCGTAACTGACACATCTAATTTCTTAAACTCAGAGGCGTTATCAATGATAAACTGCTTCTGCTTATTGAGATTATCTCCTAAATTATTCCATTCCGTTTGCAGGTTGCGTAATGTTACAAGATTCTCCCCATATGATGATGTCGAGTTCTTTAAAGCCTTGGCATAATCCCCGGTGGATGAATTCAAGTCTCTCTGGGCTTCCGAAGCGGCCTTAGCCGAGCTAGAGGATGACAATAAGTTTTTACCCCACTCAAAGATATCCTTACCATATACGGTAAGTAGAGTTATACCAACCGACAACAAGGTATTCCAAGACAAAGCGGACTTAGCTATCTGCTTCCACACAGGAACACCTTTCAGTCCCTCCTCCCGTAAGGCGGCGTTCTCCTTCCTTATCCGAGATATTTGGTCTACCAATATAGGGATATTGTTAGAGATAGCGAGAAAGCCGGTCTGTAGAGATACCGAGAATGCGGGAAACTCACGGGTTAATTGATTGATTGCGTTTCCCATTCCATCCCATGTGGAGACATAATTACCCACGTTTCTCTGATGCTGTCCCAGACTTTTATCAACAGATTTTACCTGAGTGTCCAAAGCCGCTATATTCTTTTGCAACTCTACTCCTAACTTGCTGTTAGCGGCTTCCGTGGAAAGCATCCGATACGCCTTTCTCAGCCTCTCCAATTGCAACGATTGCTCTTGATAACTATCGTTGGCCGAGTTGATCATTTTCGTCTCATTCGTAAGAATGTTCAACAGCTCTCTCAAGGATTCTCGATGAAGCAATTCTGACCTTACCAGATCCTGCCTCTTTTGCACGGCATCTTTAGTTGAGATAGCCCCGCTTTTCTCCATTTTATTCAATTGGCTTTTCTCCTTGGATAGTTGGGCCAATATCGTCCTTTCTTGAGCAACCCTGCGTATATTCTCCTCCCTAGATCCCAATGTCTGGTCAATGAGTCCCTTCAATTCCTGACTTATGACAACCTCTTGTTGCTTGGCTTTCATGTTCTCCGAGATAGCGTTTGATTCCTTGGCTATGGAAGAGGATGATTGATCTAAACTATTTTGAACTTTCCCAGCCGCTTCCGCATATCTCTTGTTAACCTCTATCAGCTCATCAATCTTTCTCTTGTACTGGTCATTGGTCTTATTGAGAGTGTCAATCGTGCTTTTAAGCGCTGATACATTTTTCTTGTACTCCTCGATCTTGGCGTTCAACTCTGACAAGCTTGAGGGATTTATCGTCAACCCTTTCCCTATCTCTTTTACCAACCCGATATAGACATTCTGCGTATCCGCTAATTTCCTATCCAGACGCTCCAGTTGATCAAACGCCTCTTTCCC